CTTTGTGTGCAGCATCACTACCGTCTACACCGTGTACACGCTTTGCCCATGGAACTTTTTTACATAAGTCTGCATAGTTTTTTTCTGCGTTAGGTTCATCATAACTTAGATAGATGATATCGTAATCGATTGGCTTAAATTTTGCCATTAAATAACCTCGTGTGCGTAACTATTAAAATATTTTGCTGTATATATACTTACATTTAGTGGGTCAGCTTCGGCTTTAGAATTGAACGGAATTACCGAAGTATTAGCATCTAACAAATCTGCTACAGTAAATTCTAAACTCCTGTGCAATACATTTGGGTCGTATTTCGATGTAACACTAAAATACAAAGTTTCTGCAGGACTATATCCGCTAGTTTGTAAGAATCTTTTAGTGTGAGGATTAATTTGAAGATTCCAGACATTAGACATAGTATCTTGCTGAACAATAATATCGTACTCTTTATCAACTTGTGTTTGGTATAGCTGTTTACCGGTGAGTATTGTTTGGCCGTTGCGCAAGTCCTGTATGTCTGTTAATTCTAGTTCTATATTAACTATTTGTACATCCTCATGTATAGTATTTAAATCAGCTTCAATACAGTTATTGCCATTATAATAAAGTAGTGTATGTGGTGTAGTATAGAAAAACACACTACGTTTATCTTTGTCAAACTCTTGTTGTACTAGCTGAATACTATAGATACTGTTATCTTTTAATATAACATCGCCGTGCGCAACTTCGCTAATTGGTTTTAGTGATTTATTTTCATCAGAGTATAATTGCACATTGCTAACAATAAGTTCTGCGTTATCCATCGTAAATTCTGTATCTACAGCTTGGTCATCTAACAGTTTGTATACCGTTCCATTTAACCAAACGTGCTGTCCTGCTAGATGCGATAATTCTTTATACCACACATCTACATGCACCCCGACATATTCGTTTATCATCGCCAGTTTTTCTACAGAATGTGTTTGTGTAGGCAACGAAGTTAACCATACATCTTTTACAAATATAGTGTGTATGGTCAAATCAAACTCTGTGTTTGCAGAGATGTCAGTTGAAAGTTTATAAACATTACTATTATACCATACGCATTGATTTTTTTCGTAAGATTGTTCTTTAGACCATATATAAATTTCCATTCCTTCATATACACTTGTCACCGAAAGATGTCCTTCATTTGTACCTTTAATAACAGGTAACTGATAAGTCATTGTAGCAGCGGTGTTATGACTGTCATCATAAGCTACTTCTTTTAACCGTATTTGTTTTAAACTAACATCATACGTTATAGTAAACTCTTCAGTTCTGCGTTCTCCACTAAGAATAGGCAACACTTCTTCGTTTTCAATTTCAAAAACTGTAAGTCCTTCATCAGGCGTATTTTTCGAGCTAATTTTATGTATCTTACCGGTTTCTTTTTCGTAATAAACATATGATATTGTACTAACTGGACCTGCATTAAGTTTTTTAAGTAAAGATTGTAAATCAGACATTTGTTAAATTCCTATATCTCTCAAGTGCAGGCGAGTTTTCTATAAAGTCTTTTTCAGTATAATGTAGTATTCCTGTTTGAGCATAATTGCCCAGTTTAGTGCTACCGTCTTTAGAAATATAAACACCTATTTGATCTTGCCAACTACTATTAACTTCGTTCCAGCCTTGGCAATACGGTTTCATATGTGTAAAACTTGGAAATTTAGAAACCTTATTTGTTACAGCTGACTCGCAGTTTAATATGTTTGTTACGATAGCAGCACATACATCAATACTTACATGCTTAGGACGACTAGTTGCTTTAAGATGCTGTTCATAAAATGTTTCCCAGTTGTTAACTACTAATTCTAACCAAGTATAAAACTCTTGTGCAAATTCGCACTTCTTAAAGTAGTGCAATCCACTAAACAAATTAGGAAGATTGTTATCAATAAACGTTTGTCTATAATAACTAGTGTCAGCAATATCGCCTCTGTATGTTAGTACATTACTAGTAAAGAACATTTCGTAATTAGCTAAGAAATCCCACCATACATCAATGTTTTGTAATACTAACATATCAGTATCCATCACAATAGTTTCATCATAAGGACTAGCGTGATATAATTTATGTCTGTTTTCAACTTTCCAGTCACTGCCTTCGGCGCTGTCGCCAAACGAAATAGGTATAATCTTATCAAAAAGACTTATATACTCTTTTGGCACTTCATCATTTGTGATTAAACTAATGCTTGCATCATTATAAGTGTGTAAACTCATTGCTAATAAAGCAGCTTGTTCTACATAATTATCAGTTGCATTGTTTTGTGCAAGAACTACAATTCCTTTAGTCATTTGCAAACTCCTGATCAATTATTCTATTAAGACTAGCTTTGTTCATTACATGGATATTCTGTCCTGATGTTTTTAATGCCGTGTACTCACCTAGATAATCTTTCTTCTCAACTAAAAACATCATTTCATCTTCGTTCATCTGCCACAACACATCCTTGTCAGTAGTATATAACATGCTGCCTGGCAGTTGTTGTGCAAAGTTGCCTGGCTGAAACCCATTCATTATGTGTATTGCAATACTAAACGCAAAATCATTCCTAAACAACCCAGAGGTTATTTGGTACACTCGCCTGTAATGATTCCATTCTTGCTCAATATGCTTAACTAAGTTAAAGAAGATTGTGTTAGCTTCTGTCTTTCTAAAATACACAACAGTTGCCCAATAAAAGTCAACACTTGTATTGCTTATTTTATCAAATTCACGTTCGTCTCGAACCTTTGCAATATCATCAGACTTTTTGTATATCATAAAATCTGAATCTGACTCAAAGCAAGATGCTAACAAGTTATTCGAAATAACATAATCAGTATCTAGTATTAATGTTTCGTCGTATGGAGTAAGGTCATATATTCCTGCTCTGTTGTTATTTTTAAAACTGGCTGTCTTTTTAGAAAGAGTACCATCAAAGAAATAACGCATGTTAGATTCAGCAGTATAATCCAATTGAATAACTTTATCAAAGTCATCGATACCAAATTCTGATGTTAGATATTCTATACTATCAGTAGCAACCGAAACAGGAATATTTAAATGCTTCTTTATTCGTTTTGCAAGAAATACAGCCTGTTTTATATAATCAATATGTCCGTTATTTCTTGCAATTAAAACTGCGCCTTTACTCATAGTCTACCAATTTCTCTACACTTCTATTCTTTTTAAGGCTATCATACGCAGTGTAGTAATTATTAGATGCAATGGTATATTTGTTTATAATTTCACTATAAAAGTTAGCTAAATCTTCTACCATACACGGAATATTATTATCGTCTGCAATGACAATTTCGTCTTGATCAGCAGATACCATTGTGCTTACAAATGTAATCAGCTCACGGGTAATTGTAAATTGCGAACCGCTGTAAAAGTGTATCAATTCTTCTTGGTACTTTTCTGCTAACAGTCTCTTCTGATTACTCAGTGTTAGCATATAATTAGAAAAGTCTAGTGCTTTTTCTAAACGCTCATCCATAGTTAAACTCCTAGTTTATTATTACTACTAGTATATATTGGATTTAATGATTTGTCAAGTGGAGATTGGTTAAGAAAGTGGGCGGATTGTTGCGCCTTGGGGAATTGAGTTAATAATTACTGCATTATGCGTTGTGCCATTAATTGATATTTGACTATTCGGTGTTGCAGTTTCTATAACACTATTAAATCCGCCATACACAACTTCATCTACTCCGTAGCTTGGATCATTTGGAGAGCCGTCTACAAATTCTACTTTAAATTGTATTGCTGACGTAGAGTTACCTGTTGCGTGTTCTTTTGCAAAAATTCTATATTCGTTATTAGCATATACTGCGCCTCCGTCTCTAGAATATACTCGCTGATAGGCGCTGGTAAGATCATAGTTGCCTATATTAGTACCTGTTCCAACACTTGCATTATTTAATGTCGATTCTGCTTTGAAGCTCGTCGAGCCCATAGCGTTTAATATTGTTTGCCAGTCGACTGTTTTTGCTTGACTGCCAGTATATCCAACTGATGCACTTAACCGTATTTGTCCGCCTGCATTAAAAAAGTGACGCCTTTCAAGTGCAGTATTAAATGTTATTGTAAAAATGTGACTAATTGTACCTGTCCAAGTTGATGAAACCCTGGAACTACTTGCAGTAGGCACGCTGGCGAGATCTAAATTAGCAGCAGCAACAGAAAATCTGTCAGTAAGAATATTATTTCCTAAAGCTATTAATCCTAATATGTACGATTCTTCAATTTTATCTGTTGTTGCTCCGTTAGTATCATAATCGCCTATTACAAATGCATCGATAGCTGCTGCTGCACCTATTTGATGTGAACGCACTCGTATTAAGTCAATATATAAATCTTCGTAGCCTTGTGCTGTTACTTTAGAAGCTGTTGTCGGATCACTTACTGATCGTGTACCGACTACAGCATTTGTACTAAATCCTTGCCCATAGCCATAACTAGGACTGACAACATCAGAAGTGCCAAGCACATCATTTGTGACTATCCTAAGTGCGTTGTATTCATCTGCTAGTACGGTTGTTGGCATCTATCATCTCTTTTGTTATCAATGTATTTATTTAAAAAATAATACAATGTTGGCATGCCTGATTATGATAGCGGTTGTATGTTATAATATGCAGGTGCCGGAACAGTTACATCGCCATTTGCGCGGTAATGCTGTAGTGTACTAGTAAGCGTACCGTCTACGTTGTTATCTACATTGTTATCGAATACTACATCGTTAAATTCAATTCTAAAAGTAATACGTGTATCAAGATCTGATTTAGCTTTAACAGTATAAATGTTACCTGCATAAACTGCACTATACGTACCACTTCCTATTTTTTGATATATGTTTTGGTATGCCGGTGTTAGGTCATAATTACCGATGGCTGTTCCGCCACCAGTTGTTGAAGTTGTTGTATTTGCGCTAAATTTAATTGTTCCAGCTTGTGTGCATAACTGATTCCAGTCTAAACCTTTTGGTGTAGACGCTCCTGTGTTATTTGCACTTATTCTAAGTTCACTACCTGTATTAAAAAAGAACCTTCTAGCATTAACAGATGAAAATGTAACAGTTACTTCATGGTAAAGTAAACCATTCCACGTGCTAGATCTAGCACTTGCTATTGCAGGCTCTAATGCAGCTTGGCTTGTGTGCATTAATGTTTTATCTACTTGCACTTGGGCCATTAATGTTTCAAAGTCTACTACGCCTTTCTTTAAGCCGTCTGGATCAGCACTTGCTACACCAGCATCACTAATAAAAGAACTTGTGTTTTCAGCAACTATGTTAAGATTTTGTATAACTTGAGCAATTCCAATATCGCCAGCGCCTACTTGATGAACTCTTGCTTTAAGAATATCAGCATAGATTGCGTTCATATCAGCTGCTTCAACTACGTCTCCTGTATTATTAACAGGAGCACTAGACACTGATTGTCCGTAGCCGTTTTGTCCTGAGCCGGATCCTAATATGAGTGCAATACTAGATTGTAGATTATTAATTCGTGCTGCTGTAATATCTGCCATTTTTTATACCTTAAGTACGCATTCTACTAATTTCTCTTCTACTGAATCGTTTGACGCAAGTGCAATTCCTACAATTGCTGTTGTAGCAATAGTAGTACATACACCATCTGCCATCGCATAAACTACATCGCCTTTGCTAACTGCGCCTTTAACTCTTACAGGTAAACGTCCTTTAAGTCCAATGTATTGACCATCTGCTTCACTGTTCATCATGTATGCTGGATCTGTTGAAACAACTCCAATACAATGATTACTTGCAACTGCTGGCTCCACTTCGTGGTCTGGGTGACTGCATACTGATACTGCTGTACCTGCTGGTAATTCTGTTTCTGTCGTATATTTTTCTGCTAAGTCAGCATAACGTGCTTGTGTTGCAACACCTTGGAATAAGTTTGCTGCGATATTGCCTGTTGCATCTCTTACTGCAACTGTATTATTAGTTGCGCTTGCACTTGCACTACGGAAATCAGTACCTACTCTTAGTGTAGCTGCTTTAGATGCTTCGCCTGTAAACGCTACTGCGTGTACATTTGAAAAACTTAGTGCTGCTGTGCCTAATGCAAATGTATTATCTACTGCTGGAACTATTCCTGTTGGTACAACTGTACCAACGTGAGTTAATGCTCCGCCGGCAGTTGTAACTTTTAATTGGATTGTTCCGTTGTTAGTAACATTTTGTATTATGCCGTCGTATCCGTTTGCAGCAATTTTAACTTGCAAATCATTAGAATCGCCTATTAGTACTCCTGCATCCGGTACTTCGATTGCATTAGTAAATACTGTGTTGCCGGCACCAGTTTGTATAAAGTTTCCTGCTGCAATGCCGCCTAGCTTATCAGCATTTGTTGCTGTGCCGTGGAATCTGTCAGTTGTACTTGTAACGCCAGCTGTTGCGAGTTTGGTATTTCTTAGCGTAATACCTTTGTAGATTCTATCGAACCCTTGTGCAGCTAGTGAAGTTTCGCTAGCGTTTAATACAAAGTCATCAAACGAACTTACAATAAAAATTGTAGCATCTTCAATTACAGCAGCAATTATACTGCGTGTGGCACTTGTATTATCAAGTACTTCAAGACTTTGCATTTGGGTTACGCCTTCGCCTGCATTTTGTGGTCCTATAAGTACAAAGCTAGTACCATTATAAACATATAACTGATCGTTACCGCTGTCCCACCAAAAATCACCAACCGCCAACCCAGTAGGTTGTGTAGAGCCTATTTCTGCGCCTCCGGTTGTGCGCCACTGTGTGCCGTCATAAAACTTTAGTTTGCTGTTTGCGCTGTCAAACCATACTTGACCGCTGATAGGGCGGGCTGGTTGATTTGCTCCGCTAAAGTTTTCTAACAAAAACAAAAAGTTTTCGTTTTGTATTTCGCCGTAACCTGCGTAGTTTTTGCCGATGAATTTAAGATCAGTTGTCTGGTCAACTGTTCCATCTTCCACTGATGTTAACAGTGTGTTGTTATATCTATCTATTGCATATGCCATTATTTGTGTAACCCCTAGTGCTATTAGTATTATTTATCGTTTATCTTAGTACGCAGTAACTGACTGATATGACCAAGCAGTGCCGTTCGATTTATAAGTCATTAATGTTCTTGCCGGTGATAGGATAACTGTTCCGCTTGCGCCGCCTGCGTCAAAAACAATGTCCTGTACCACTGATTCATTCTGTGTTCCGTTCGAATCAACAGCAATATAGCTTACATTCTTTGCACTTTCAACATCCACACCCTGTACTGTTGCTCCAGCATATGATGTTGTGTGTATCCGTGCTACTTTATTTGTGTTTAGTGCAGCAGCAGGGTACATATCATTTAAGTATATTGCAAGAGCGTTTTGAAGCGCAGTGCTAGTCCCCATGCCTGTAATATCCATACTAAATGCAAGATCTGATGTAGCAATTTCTTCATCTGCATATTCTTTAGTTGCAACTGTGCCTGCTGAAGATTCAGTAACACCTAGTTCTACCGCTTTCTTTGCACTAATTGCTTTACCAACGCCAGTAATTTTTTGCGTGTCAGTAATATTAATATCGCCGCCACCTGTAATTGCTATGCCAGCAGTTGAAGTAAATGCCATATCATTAGTAGAACTAATTACTTTACCATTAATATTAATTTCATCAACTTGTAGTACAGTAAGTGTACCTACTTGGTCTAAATCTAGCGCCTTTGTAACATTTACTAATGAATCATTAGTAAGTTTATTAATTCCGCCAATTTGATAAGTCATTGATGTTGAACTTATATC